CCGTAGTAGACGCGGTCATACCGTTCCAGCTCGTCGTCCGGCACGGCCCGCAGCTGCAAATTGGCAAACACCGCCGCGCCGCTGCCCACGACCTCGCCGCCGTACTCATGGCGGAACGCCGCCGGGTTCGTCCGTTGCAGGTGCTCGGCGTCGGCCCAGAACCGCTCGCCCAGCATGGCCCGCGGCAGATCGCGGTAGGTCGAATGGTGCACCAGCTTGCCGGGGCGGGTCTCCAGCGCGTAGCGGTTGGCCCAGCTGCGGGCCATGGCCGGCGGGTTGAAGCTCTTTAACGTCAGCGTCCAGCTGCCGCCGCGCAGCACGGTCTGCTCGACGTTGCGCACCTCCTCGGGGCCGTCGAACTGGTCAAGCTCCTCAAACCAACAAATGCCCACAGCGCCGAACGGCAGCTTTAAGCTTTTGAGCTTGCCCGGGTCGTCCGTCCCGAAGAATAAGATCTTCTGCCCGGTGGGCAGATAGGTGCACTCCATCGGGCTGACCGTGCAGCGGAAATACCCCGCGCACCCCAGCTCCCCGATAGCCCATACGATCTGGTTGTACACGCTGTTGCGCAGCGTGCCGCCGACCTTGCGCAGCACCACAGCGTGGCAGTCCGGGTGGCGCAGCAGCTGCCAGACCAGCTCCATCGAAAGATAGCTCGACTTACCGGACCCGCGCCCGCCCTTGGCCACGACCTCTGTCACCTCGCCGCGCCGTATCGCCTGATGCACGGGCCAGAACACGCCGGGTATCTTCTCCTTCAGCCGCACTTCCACCTTGGCGCCTCTCTCCTCTCTCCTCTCTCCTCTCTCTTCTCTCCTAACTTTCACTGTCCACAATGACCACCCCCTCTGTTTTCGCCCCGTCGCCCAGGCCCAGATGCTTGTACAGCATTTCCAGCGCGCGCAGCTTGTCGGCCACCTTGACCGGCAAACCACCCTCCTCGCCGGGGACGGCAAAGGCGATCTCGGCCAGCTCGTCCAGCACATGGTCCGCGTCGATCTCACACAACGGCATCCCTCCTTTTTCCCGAATGGGCATAAAAAAACCCGCGGGAGGAATCACTTCCTCTCACGAGTTTCGATGGTATCATATTACCACTGTTGGTTGTGAAATGCAATGAAATTTTGCGAAATCTTCGGGAAATTTACTGAAATCTTTTTCACGCCCGCCTCGGCACGGCCATCCCCTCCACAGCCGTCCGGTGCAGCTGGTACGCCCGGCGCTGAACTACCCCCATCGCCTCCGCGATTTCCGAAAAATTCTGCCCCATCACATAGCGGCGGCGCAGCACCTCCTGCCCCGGCCTATCCCGCACCGTCATGATGCCGCACATAATTTCCGCGCGCGTTTCCATGCAGCTTTCCAGCTGCTGCTCCAGCCTTTTCTGCGCTTCTTCGATACGTTCTACGGCCCGCGGCAGCCTGTCCGCGTTAGGGCCGCTGCGCCCGGGCATGCCGCTCATGCAGGCCGTCACCCGCTCGGCGTCGCTGCGCAGCACCTCGATTTCTTCTTCCAGCATGTGCTGGCAGCTGACAGACGCCTGATAGCGACCCAGCCACTCCACTTTTTCCTTATAGTCCATCGCTGTCCTCCTTATATGTTGCCGCTCCTGTCAGGTATTGTTGGTTACTCTCATCTTAATGCAACAACATATAGTTGTCAATATATTTTTGCAAATTCCCGCCTGGCAATCCCAAAAACCGGACTTCCGCTTCTTTTTCCGCTTTCCCGCTTGACACCCGCCGCCCCCAACGCCGACGGCCTCCGCATCATCGACCCGGTACATTTTATAGAAACGCTGGAGCGCGAATACGCCTCCTGAAACCACAAAGCCCGCCCCGGTCTGACCCGGGACGGGCTTTGCGTACTGCTCAGAATGTCAAAAAACTCTTGTAGGGGCGAGCATTGCTCGCCCGCCAGCTTACACCGCCGCCTGTTTCCGTGGCGTTTGCGTCAGCGGTCCACTTTCCCGGAGGGGTCAAGACCCCTCCCTACGGTCTGCCATACACGGGTGCCTTGTAGGGAGCGGTCTTGACCGCTCCGTGCCCGTTTGCGTCAGCGGATGCCCCCGTGTCGTCGGGGACTTCCCCTGCCTTCCCCCTTGGGGACAGACTCCCCCGGTACGGGGGAGGTGGCGCATAGCGCCAGAAGGGGAGCAGGTGGCCCCGCAGGGCCGGATGAGGGGCGGGTTCACGGCAGGCTCCCCTAAGCGGGTATCCTCCGCAAGCCCCCCGCCTTCAGCACAACGGTGCCACCAGCCGCAGCACCGCGCTGTACAGCGTGCCAAAAAATCCGGTCCGGCAGTCCGCCAGCGTCACCGCGGCACTTTCCTTTTCGATCTCCGCCAGATCGCGCCGCACATCGTCCAGCACCGCGCCGCCGTAGAGCAGCACGCTGTTCTCAAAATGCAGGTACAGGCTGCGGTAATCCAGATTCACCGTGCCCACCGCGGCAATGCGGTCATCCACCAGCCAGGTCTTGGCGTGCAGAAAGCCCGGCGTGTAGCTGTAAATTTTAACGCCTGCCTGCAGCAAATGCGGGAAATAGCTCCGCGTCAGCTGGTAGATCGTCGGCTTGTCCGGTACGCCGGGCGTGTAGATGCGCACATCGACGCCGCGCTTGGCCGCCAGCCGCAGGCAGGACAGCAGGTCGTTGTCCAGAATCAGGTACGGCGTGCAGATGTACAGCCGCTTCTGCGCCTGGTTGATAAGCTCCAGATACACGTTCTTCGCTACGGCTTCGCGGTCCACCGGGCTGTCGGCAAAGGGCTGCACCAGACAGTCCGTTTCCACCGGCACGGCGGCGGGCAGGTCGCAGCCCGCGTCCAGGTCCTCGTCGGGGTATTTTGCCTTCCAGAACGTCAAAAAGATGTTTGCCAGGCTCGCTGCGCCGGGGCCATCCAGCCGGACGCCGCTGTCCTTCCAGTAGCCGAACCGCACGATTTTATTGATATACTCGTCCGCCAGATTCACACCGCCCGTAAAGGCGATCTGCCCGTCGATGACCATGATCTTGCGGTGGTCGCGGTTGTTCATGACCAGGTTCAGCATCGGCACGCAGCGGTTGAAGCTGAACGCCCGGATGCCGTCGGCCCGCATCATCTCGGCGTAGTTGTGGGGCAGCAGGCTCAGGCAGCCCGCGTCGTCGTAGATGACCCGCACGTCCAGCCCTGCCGCGGCCTTCCGGCGCAAAATCTCGTGGATCTGCCCCCACATCTCGCCCATGCCGATGATAAAGCTCTCCACATAAATGCTGTGCTGTGCCCCCTGTAATGCGGGCAGCATATCGGCAAACATGCTCTGCCCGTCCGGGTAATATTTCGCCGCCGTGCCGCCGCAGACCGGCATCGGGCCGTAGTCGTGCAGGTAGCGGGCCGTCAGCGCGGCGCGGG